CAGCTAAAACTAATGATGCAGAAGACGATCATTTTATGGAAAAAGTGAAAAGCGTCCAAGCAGCGCCAGCAGTATCAGCTCCTGAGTCATCAGATTCAGAAGAGGATGATACACTATCTTACTTCAAGTCCCTTGCAGAAGATAGCTAAACTTTCATAGTTTTGGAGGCTCCTTAGGGAGCCTTCTTTTTGACTAATAAATATTGTTATGAAGTACACAACCAAGACTTTGATTAAACTTATTATACTATTTTCTACAGCGATAGTAGGATTAGGTTATTGGTTTACGCATGGTGCAACACTATTAGAATTTTTATTGTACTTTGTGTTATTGTCTTTTGTTTCACGCATAGCAAATGCAGGATATCATAGATGGTTAACACATAATCAATTTGAACCTACATGGTTAGGTAGAAAGATTATGTTATACTTTATGGTACTTACAGGCGAGGCTCCACCTGGACACTATGTAATAGCTCATTTAAATCATCACAAATATACAGACGAAGAAGGCGATCCTCACGGTCCTAAACAAATAGGATTTTGGAATTTAGCATTGGGTAGATATGGAGAAACTAAACCTGCCTTTATGCGAACTTATGCTAGACAAAAAGACGCACAATGGGTAACAGAACATTATTGGAGATTATATCTTGCTAATTGGATTTTATTTGCACTAATAGATCCTTATTTAAATATATGGTTAGCATGTTTATTCTCATGGAGTTGGTTACAGATGATAAATTTAAATTGGCGAGGACATGGTGGCTTACAAGGAACTCCAACAAATTTAGGTAGGATATCTAATTTGTTTATGGGTGGAGAAAATTATCACAAGAATCATCATGATAATCCTGGAGAGCTTGTTATGGGTAAATGGGATACCACAGGCAAGTACCTAGTTCCGTGGTTATTACAAAAGAAGGTATAAATAAAAGTATGACAGACTATTTCCATTTACCAATATATCATGAATCTAATGTAGCAATGGATTTAATTGATCGTCTATCTGAGGACATACAAAAAGAATATGATAGTAGAGAAAACTATTTAGAAACAGTAGGTCCTGTAAAAGGTAGATACTTTAGAAAACTTTCTTGTTACGATCAAGATGGTGTACATTGTGGTGTATCTGGAAAAGACTCTATGGTTAATATACGAGACAATCAAGCATTACAGGATGTCTGTAGAGAACATGCTTGTAATTATTTGAACCATTTATGTCATTATCCTCACATGGATAATCTAAAAAAATATTGGCAAACATTTACATGGTGGTCTTGTTTTAATTCTAAAGACAGTTATGCCTGGCATAACCATAGTCAGTTTATATTTTCAGCAACATATTATGTAGACATAGGAGAAGAACATACACCAATAGCATTTAGAAATCCTATGGGTAGTATATTACAAGGGTGGTTGCCTGGAAAAATGAATCCAGGTTTACAAGAAGAAATCGTTATTAAACCAAAACCAGGTGATTTGTTAATTTGGCCTGGTTGGTTAGAGCATTATGTTTATAATAAATCTATCTGGGATGTCGAGAACTATATGCCAGAAAGTGATTATAAATTAAATTATCAGAAGGAAGGAGCAGGAGAACCTGCAGATTATGAACTCCCAGATGAGGGAGAATACGAGGTAATGCGTAAGAGTATTACTATAAACTATTTTAAACCAGCCGAAGTATTCGGTGCAATGGTTAAGAACTTTGGAATCTTAAATGAACAGAAATAATATATTTGAACAATTAAAAATAGACGAGGGCGTAGTATATGAAATTTACAAAGACCACTTGGGCTACCCGACATTTGGAGTCGGACACTTGGTTAAAGAATCCGATCCTGAGCAAGGACAAAAAGTCGGAACGCCTGTTTCAGAAGAGAGAGTTAAAGCTTGTTTCGAGGAAGACTTGGATACAGCAATAGACGAATGTAAAGCACTATTTAAAGAACATTGGGAAGGCTATCCCGGAGAACTACAAGAGGTTCTTGTTAATATGATGTTTAACTTAGGTAGAACTAGATTAGGTAAATTTAAAAAGTTTATTGGTGCTATTAATGAAGGTGATTGGAGTAAAGCTTCTATTGAAATGATGGACAGTCGTTGGGCTACACAAGTAGGACCTAGAGCTACTAGGTTAAGAGATAGAGTTTCAGTACTTCCTGAATTTGGGATTAAATTAACTTGAAGCTGCGTACTGACCTAACCAACTAGCACCGTCTTGTTTTGTAGTAGGTCCAGTAACTAGAAACGCTTCGCCTTTTTCTATGGTTGTGTTGCTAACACTTCTATCAGTAGCATCTATTGAAACATTGTTAGAAGTTTCTGTTGCTTCTTCTAATGCTTGTTGGGTATTATCAATAGCAGCTCCTGTTTCGGTTGTAACTCCTTCTAAATCTGTTATAGGACCACCTTGTTCCAAAGACTTTGCGTGTTCTATATCGGCAGAGATAGAAGTAGAACCACCTTGCCTATGTAACTCTTCTAATACAGCATTCTTGTCATCTTCACTAAGATCATCGTGTCTTATAATTGCTTGTAATTGAGCAGCGGGTGCGTCTTTTAATTTACTTTTATCTAATATACTATGTCCCCAACCTTCCCAATTATATAAACCTGACTCTTGAGCTGCTTCTAAATCATCATCACTCCAGGCTTTAGCAACACCGCTAACAGATTCACCAACAGATGAACCCGCTAAATAACCAACTCCTGCGCCTACAACACCACCTATAATTCCACCAGCAGCTACACCAACAGGCCCACCAATGGTACCAATCATTGCTCCTAACTTTGCTCCAGCTATAGCTCCTCCGTAAGCTCCTACAGAACCTGTAGCAACTTTTGTTCCACCTTCTGCGACTTCCCAAGCTTTTTCTTTGGTTACATTGTGGCCTTCATCAGTAAGAGCACCTAATGTTGTTTCTTCATCACTAGTAGCTAAAAATGCTTCGTCTTTTTCACCTAATTCGGCTCTTTCATTAGCAACTTCTATGTCTTGCATGGTATCATAAGTTTCTAATCCTGCTGATAAAGCAAGGCCTCCAAACTTAACTACTTTACTATTACTCAGAGTGTTTGCAAGTCTCTCTACTCTTCCTCCTGGAGGAGCTGTAGGAACTTTACCGCCTGGCGCAGTTGGCCCACTTCTATTAATGATAGCTTGGCCTTGTGTGCTAGTTGGGCTATACCATCTACCTGATTTAGCCTTTACTGCCCCTGGACCTGCTTGCGCTTTTGTTGCAAATCCTCCTTTAGGACCTCCAGTTGGTTTGACAGAGCTTGGTTTGACTCCACCTCCAGTATTAGTAGTTGAAACTCTTGGTCTTACGGGGAGTATGTTCGTTCCGCCACCACCACCGCCCTGATCAGTAAATTGGTTATACCACTTTTCTAATAGCTCATATATGTCAACTAGTACTTCGTTATTCTTTTCAGGTATTGTTTCTATATCAACACCGGTTCTTGTCTTAGCTCCTGGCTTTGTTAATCTTCCTTCTTGGGCTTTGTTTCTTATATCTTTAAGTGCACCTTTTAAATCACTCTGAACTATCCCTAATTCCTCACCTACTTTTATTGCTTTTTCTTTTCCTTCTGCAATTTTAAATGGCCCAACATTGCTAGTAGTGTCTATATCTAAACCAAATGCTTTTCCTGCTTTATAAAGATCATCTCTCTTTTCCTGAGTTAGTTCTTTATTTTTACTACCTACATCTGATATCTTATTTAAAGCAGATAATAATGCGTTTTTGTCATCTTTATTAACATCAGGATCTTCCATCATATTTGCAAATTTTTCTAATTGCCCTGGAGATTGCATTTGTGTAGCAAATGATGCCATTATGTTGTTAGCGTCTATTTGATTTGCAGTAAATCCGGTACCACCACCTGATACTAAAGTTTTTAAATCTTTTGTTAGCTGCTCGCTTTGTAATTCCCTGGGCTCATCACCTCCCAACATATCCTTAATGTCTTTTATACCACCTTCAATTCTAGATCTAGATTTAACAGCTCCTCTATTGTGCTTTATAACCCTGTCCCTTGATTTTTTTGTCTCAGCAGCTTCATCTCTAACAAGTTTATCTCTTCCTACATTAGCTGCAATCTCAGCAACTTGTAAAATATTTAGAAGTTTATTTGTTTTACCATGTTCTTCAACAGCTTCAACAGCCTCAAGAATCTCTTCCTTGTGGGCGCCAAGGTTTTCTTTTTGTTCTTTATGCAGATCACCGATCTTTTGTTTGCCTAAAGCCTCATCTATTGACCTATCTATTGTTGTTTTATCTACCATTAATATTTTCCGTTATCTTTTAGTTTATCAGTCTTCTTCTGAAGATGTTCTATTAACATAGCAATATAAATTTCTCTTTCCCAGGGCATCATATTTTCTAACTCTGTTAAACTATAATGATGCTCTTGCATTAATAAGAAGTTAGTCTTGTAATAATTTTCAAGACGCTCCTGAGAAAGAGTTAGCCGAAAAAATGTTCGTATCCATTAATGGATATCCGATTTTCAAAGCTACATTCTTCCTTAATACATTGGTATTCAACAATGTGTTCTACCTGGGGCATACTATTAAAAAATTCTTGTATTTTTTCAAATACATCTAATGTTAAGTTATCAACAAATTCTAAAACATTTTCTGTAGTTTCGTCTTTTAAATCTATAACTTCTTCTCCATTAAATACTCTAACCAAACAATGACGAACAAGATCTGTATCATCATTTTCATCAGTTTCGTATAGAGTTTTAGCATTAGGATATCGCAATTCAATAGCAACATCGTCATTTACTTTAATAATATTTTCCTTAATTTCATCAAGCCCACGCACTTTAACATCTGCTAATTCTAGAGTGTAATTAATTTTATCACCACACCCTCCACAAACTAACTGAAAATCTTGCGTAGATCCTGTAGATTTTTCTTTTAATCTCATGAATAAATGTTGTAAATCAAATATGGTTAATTCACTAACATTTAATTCTTCAAGCGAACAATTAGATACAACCTGCTCACAAGCAGATATCATATCCTTGTATTCGCCTCCTTCACTTGCCAACATAAGAACTTTTTCTTCCTTAACAAGAAAAGGTCTAAATTTTTTAACCTCTCCTGTAGAAGGAATAGTAAAATCAAATATTGGTGTTTCAATTTTTGGTAACATAATTTCTCCTATATATTATAATAATTTCTTTAACCGGGAGCTCCGGAGTTTTTAGTACTTTCTCCAGCTCCTACGGTTTTATTTGGATCTTCACCTAGCTCTTCTCCGTCTGCAGGTGCTCCCATGTCAACTCTAATATAATTAGAGTCCCAATAAGTCGCTGATACAATTAATGTGGTTCTAACTACTCCTACAGATCCCATACTCATAGGTTGTAAGTTTAAAACCTTAGGTGTAACTTCATGTAATACCCATGATCGTCTGTAATTGTCTTGTAAGTCCATTGCATTAATACTAATTTTCCCCCATGTATCTCTTGGCCAATATGATTCTTTGGAAGTAGGGTCTACTGTCATCGAAAACCATTTTTCAAATACTTGTCTTAAAGACCAATTAGTATCTGTATAGAATGTAAAGTTAATTTCTTGTCCTAAGAATTGCATATTAGTATTTCTGTAATGTGTCCATGGACCTACATTAAATTCTTTATTTGCTAATGCCATGCCTGGTATTTGTACTTCTTCACACATTAAAGTAGCTCCTTCTGACATTCTGCCAGGGAAAGCATTAGTTACATCTTCAGGAAAATAGAACTGACATTCAAATCTTTCTGTTCTAGCAAGTTGAGTTTGCATTATTGTTGATAAGAAACTTTTTGGTGCTGAGCCAGCTATAGGATTTCCGTTTTTATCCTTTTTTGGTTTTCTGAATTGATGGTCTAATTGTGTTATAGGCCCTTCTGTTAGATGTTGGTTTGGATGATTAGATCCTTTTGCAGGCCTAGCTGCTTTTCTTTTGGAGCTATTGTAAGCCCCTCTTAAAATACTTCTTAAACTAAAACCCATTAAACTTGTCTCCTTTTACGCTCTGGCTTAGTCATTGTGTCTCTATATACTTTAGATGCTGAAGCGCCTTGAAATTGTTGTACCGGCAAAAATACTGCTGACTTCCAATGCCTTGGATTTATTTCTATCATCTGTCCTCTAATTTGTTGAGTAAGATATCTTTTAGTTGACTTTCTTGTTTCTGGAAATCTACTAAAATTTCTCACAAACGACCAATTAGATCTTAGTTTACTATCACTATCTAATTTATCCACCGAAGGCATTAGTCTGTCTAATAAATTTGCTCTTAATAATGGACTTAAATAATGTAAGTTAATGCCACTAAAACCTGTAGGTAAAGGATCACATATTACAACTAAAGGAAGATTATCCCAATAAGGTAATGTTTCTTTAGTCATTGGATCGTAAGCAAACATATACATCTTACCTACTTCTAATTGTGTTGCAACTTTACCAAGATCTGAACTTTGTACTTCTTGAAATGTATCAATTCCAGAAGCATATTTTCTTACAGCAGATTGGTACCAACGAGCAGATCTTTCTTGTCCATTCGTTTGTGCAAATATATCGTTAAAAGGTTTTTGGTCCATACATGTATTTATACTAGATACCGAGTTCTTTCTCAGTAACAATTCTAAATTTCATGCCTTGTTTCTTACAAAAAGCTCTTGCAGTTTTCCACTTTGCCTCATTTACAGCGTAATTTGCTATCTCTTGTAAATATCTTTTTGTTTTTCTTTTACCTGCAGGAGGTGCTTTTGTAAATCTATGAGGTTTTACTTCTATTAAATATCGTTCTTTGCCTTTCTCACTTTTAACTTCCATATAAAAGTCTACAAAATATCTATGAACTTTGTTATCTATAGGACTACGATAAGGAATAGCAATTTCTTCTGAATTCCAACCTATTATAGAATCATTTAGATCACACCAGTTCATAAATTTTAATTCGTAACTTGATCTATAGACGATAGAGGTAGGGTCTCCTAAGTATTTAGAAGGATTTCGAGGAATAAACTTTCCTTTATATATTTCTTTGGCATAAACCATATAAATAAGACTATAATGTTAATTAACTATTTATATCGAGGATAATACATGGGCTGGTGGAGCGACAATTTTTCAAATCCTGATGACTCTTTTGGCAGAGATGAGCATCATGGAATAGAGGATCAAAGCTATCTTAAATCCATAGGTTTGGGTAACAAACAATCAGAAAGAGATAAACAAAAAAGATCTAATGAAACGGATTATGTAAAAAATATAGGGAATTCTAAACCTGTATTACAATATCCTCAAGATCTATTTCAGGCAAACCAAGTTAATGGTGTAGTCTTTTTTGTTAAAGTTAGAAATAATAGTGTAGCAGCTAAAAACTCCGGAGCTCCCGGAGGCTTAGCCAAAGATAGAATAGACCAATTTAGAAGCACCCATTCAGAAATGGCAACGCAAATGAACAGATCTTCAGTAGAACAACAAGATGCAGTTTTTAATACAAGTGCAGGAATTATTGCAGCTGGTGCTGCTGCTAAAGGATTAGGTAACTTTCTGACAACAAAAGGCTCTGGACTAGATAAACTTAAATCACTCTCTGGGCCAGGTACTGTAGCAGCTGGTGCAGCTATAGGATGGGGGGCTGTTAAAAAAGGAAGAAATGAGCAAGAGAAAGGATTCAATAACGAAGAAGGCGAGTATGCTACAGGAACACAATTTTTAAATAAGGTAATACAACTACATGTTCCACAATCTATTATATCACAATACCAAGCAGACTGGAATGAAACAGAACTTGGTATGGCAGGTTTATTAGCAAACAAAAGATTTGATCAAGCAAGTTTAACAGATGTTGGTGAAGCAGCAGGAAGAGGACTTATACAAGCAGCAGCAGGATTACCAAAAGCATTGGGTGTAGACATGGACGCCGGTGCAGCAATTGAAGCAACAAGTAGAAAGACAACGAATCCATATAAAGAACAATTATTTAAAAGTATGGGATTTAGATCTTTTGCATTTCAATATGTTTTTAATCCCAAAAGTTATGATGAATACAAAGATGTAAAGGCTATCATTAATACATTTAAATATCACATGCACCCAGAGATTTCACCAGGACAAGCATTTCTAATTTATCCTTCAGAGTTTAATATAGAATTTTATCATGCTAAAGGTGGTAATGTAAGACCTAATCCACATTTGCCTAAAATTTCAGACTGTGCATTAAAAGATGTAAAGGTTACATATGGTCCTGACGGATTCTTTAATACAGTAGCAGAAACAGATGGTATTCCTTCAGAAATAACAATGGAATTAAACTTCACAGAACTAGAAACAATGACAGCAAACAGAATAGCAGACGGATATTAAGATGGCGTATTTTAAAGCATTTCCTAAACTGTATTATCCAACAGGGAAAACAAAAACGGTTGTACCTGATATTTTTCGTAGAGTTCATTTGGATGAATATTTTCAGAACAGAACAAACTTAACAGGATATTATGTTTCAGACGGCCAAACTCCAGAGCTTGTTTCAGCAGATATTTACGGTTCAACACAATATCATTGGTTGGTTCTTTTAGCAAATGATATTGTAGATGTTCAAAGAGAATGGCCAAAATCTCAAGAAGAATTAACTCTTTATGTTAAAGATAAATATGGTGCAAATAATAGTTCTGATATACATCACTATGTTTTAACAGCAGATAAAACTATTGTTGTTGATTGGGATGCTGCAAAAGCTAGTGATGGAACATACACAGCGCTAACTAATTTACAATATGAAGAAGAATTAAACGATAAGAAAAGACAAATAAGAGTCCTTAATCCTATATATTTAAGTAGCATAGTAAAACAATATAAGAAATTAATGAAATAGGACCTGAGTTATTATGGCAGACGAGCAACTAAATAAGGGTCAAAGAAATTTAGAAATAGACGACTTAACTATTGTAACCCTAGATGGAAAAGCAAAATCACTTTTAGATTTTTATACAGAAATTAGAGTTTTTGAATCTATTTTTCTTCCAACCCTTACAGCAGATATCCAAATACGAGATCCAGAAAACCTAATAGAATCATTACCTATTGTGGGTGGTGAAACCCTACACATGAAATTAAGAACAACTACATTTCCTGACGATCCAGGAGCATGTATTCAAAGATCTTGGGCTGTTTCAGAAATAGCAAATAGAGGCCTTGACAATGATAGGCAACAAGTTTATTTGTTAAGACTAGTTTCACCTGAAATGATGAATGACACAGCACACACTTTAAATAGAGCAATACCAGGACCAGGTGCTGATACAAACACAGAAGCAATTGCTAATTATATTTTTAATGAACACATTGTCCAAGAAGGTAGATACTTACCTGACGATGATGCTAACGATTTAATAATAACAGGAACACCTCATAAATCTTCAATACAATATATTTCTAATTCATGGACACCTTTTGAAAACATGAATTATATTTGTAAGAGAATACAAGCAGCAGATATAGAAGGTTCAGATTTTTTCTTTTTTGAGTCTAATAAAAGTTATCAATTGGCCTCTTTACAACATTTAATAGCAGATGCTAAAGAAGCTTATTTTGAAGAGTATTCTTACAAGCAGGGTTCTTTACCTCTAAAAATAAGAGAAGAAGGAAGTTATATAGGTATATCTGTACCTGAATATTTTTGTAGAATAGAATCTATGAACATACCAAGAACCATATCAATTGTTGAAGGAAATTTAAGTGGATATTATTCTTCTAACATACAAGCATACGATATGTTCAATAAAAAATTTAAAAACTATCATTTAGATATACACCATGATTTTGATAAGTATATAACAACAGATGATAATGTGCCGGTACCTAAAGGAATATCCAAATCACCTTCAGCTTATACATCAGTTAAATTATTAAATTCTTACACATGGAATAATCCAGAACAATCTCAAGGTGTTAATGATGACGCTTTGCAAACACATTTTACAAGCGATGCTGTTAGAAAACAATACATAAATAGTTTTGAAGACTATCAATTTTTAATAGATGTTCCTGGAAGAACAGATATAGAGGTAGGCAGGGGCATTAAATTAGACTACCCCAAACCCTCAGCAAAATCCAATGAGGATACAGATGTAACAGATGAAGTTTTAAGTGGACTTTATATTGTAACAGAAATAAAACATAAAATAAACGCAGCGGAATATGTAATGACTTTAAGAATAACAAAAAATGGTGTAGGTAAAGATTTAGGAGGAAGTGAAGATGGATAAAATAGGAATACCTTCTTTTGCATGGTGGATGGGAATTGTAGAAGATAGAATTGATCCTGCAGAAACAGGTAGAGTAAGAGTAAGAATATTTGGATATCATACTTCCAATACACAAGAACTTCCTACATCAGAATTGCCATATGCAACTATTATGAATCCAGTTACAAGTTCAGGTATGAATGGTATAATGGAAATGCCTAACATTGTAAAAGGGTCTACAGTAGTAGGATTCTTTACAGATGCAGATCATCAAATTCCAGTCATAATGGGAACTATTGCAGGCAAACCAACAGAAAGAAACTTTCCAGAAGGGGAAGGCTTTTACGACCCTAAAAAACTTTACCCTAAAGAACCTAAAGATGGTTATTCAGGTATTGGTGAATCTGATATACCTAGACTTGCCAGAGGAGAAGCAGCAGAAGAACATTTCTCATTAATGAATTTAAGAGAAATGAGAGATGAAGGAATACCTGTAGCAAAAGCAGGCAGTATTGCCGGTGTATTAGATGATAAAGATACAATCGATTACGAAACAAAAACATGGGACGAACCACACCCAAGAGGTGTGTCTAAAGACGAAGCTGTTTATTACAACATAAAAGAAAAATTAAAAGCAGGCGAACCACCTACAGGAGAAGAAACATCTCTTTATCCTTACAATTTAGTTAGAGAAACAGAAGCAGGTATTGTACAAGAATTAGACAACTCTCCAGGCAACATTAGAATACATGAATTTCATCCGGCAGGCACAAATAGAGAAATACAAAATGATGGAACTAGAGTATGTAACATCGCAGGTTCAGACTATGAAATAATAGTTAAAGATAAAAATGTTCTTGTAAGGGGAGCAGCTAATGTAACTATTGAAGGAGATGCAAAACTCTTAGTTAAAGGAAATCAATACACAGAAATATCTAAAGACTGGCATATAACAGTTGGAGGAGATAAGATAGAAAACATTAATGGTAATCATGCCATGAACATAGGAACAGATCAACTAACTAATATTAGTGGTAGTCGTTATGTTGACATAGCATCTGGTGCAGATAAAAAAGGTGGAGACTTTGAAACAATAGTAGGAAGCCAAACAACAAGCATTGGTGCAGTACAGAATGTTAATGTAGGTGGATCTGGAGATATTACTATTAAAGGAAATCTTAATTTAAATGTAGGTAAATCTTTTGTAGAAAAAGTAGGAACAGATCCTAAAGTTGGTGGTGGTAAATTATCAACAGTTAGAGATAATTACCTCATACGACAAACATCAGATGTAAATGTAAATGGAGACGAGAACTTTTTCCTTATGGAAAGTAAAGGAACACAAAATATACTTTCATATAAGGAACAACATTTAACAGTAGGAACAGCACAAACAATAACAGTTGGTACTACAATACCTGTAGAAAATACAGTACTAGGTAGACAAATATTAAC